CTTTGATTGATTCGCCTTTACGTTGACGTAACGAGGGGCGACGAATAATGTTATACAGCAAACCGGAGGGATTTTTCTTATCAATACGTCGCAACACTGACAAATAAATATTGGCTTGCATTTCAAATGGAAGAATATCGGCCAATATTTCTTCATCAATACGGGACTTAGTCTTTGTTTCAAAAAGCCATGTCCCTCCCTTTTTTAACTGAAATGATCCATCAATTTTCCCTCGTAGAAATGTTTCATACTTATTGCCCTGTCGATCTTCTACAGAAAACGGAACCTTGAATACCCCTTCAACTTTTTCCCATTTCAAATCTGTATAATCTTTATACCAATATGTAAAATATGAAGGCAGTACCCCCTCTGCCAACAATAGGCTAAGTTCGAGGTATTCTAATTCTCGTGATCCTGCACGTGGGTTATCCTCATGCCACAAGGTTTCTACCTTTTTAATTAAATTCTTAATTTTCTTTTCACCGGGAGGTTCTTTCAATTTTCCTGATCGAATATCGTCTCTCACCCATTCATCAATTTTATGAACAATACTCCCAAATGTTAAAGCCATTGATGCAGATGTTGGAGTCCATCCCTTTAAATGTAGTCTGGCTTTTTCCCGACAATCAAGAAATGTTGACAGAAGAGAAAATGTTACTCCGTCTATTTTGGGATCGTAGAATTTTTTCTTAATTTTTAATGTTTTCTTAGTCATGGTTATCCTCACCATTGGTTTTGGAGTCTGATTCTTTTTCAACATGTACCGACCATTGACTGGATACAGCGGTTAATAACCCTGCACCATATGTCAATGCCAACGCAATTAACTGTTCGATATCGTGATGGGGATTCGGCTGCCATTGCATAGACAACCAAACAGCAATTGCTACAAACATTGTTGATGTTAAGTTCCCAATCATTGTTAAATTCATAGTATCCTTTTATATGTAGTCTTAAAAACTATCGAGGGTCCATAACCCTATCCCAATGGCATCCCAGATATCTTTATAAGGATCAAATTGTTCTACCACATTGGGTATTCTTTTTTTAATCCGTTCGATAACTATTTCTTTACTTAATTGTCCCTTCCATCCCGCAGGAGTGACAGTTGCATAATAAGGGATAACAATTGGGTCACGACCCAAAATTGTAGACGAACAGGCATACCCCATCGCTCCCACTAGATACGTTAATTTTTGTAAATCTCCTTTCTTCCATCCCATTGATCGAGACGGTGTTCCCTGGTAGGCTGGCATTTCACACATGATCAATGGCGCACCAACATCTTCAATAGATGGATTATCAGACGATGTGACTTGTTCACTAATCCATTCAGCAACCTCTAATGACAATAAATGCGCTCGTGTTTCGAATCTTTTTTTACCCGTTTGTTTCAGCAATAATACGTTGGTCAAAATCTTATTCTGAAACATTGCAATACCTGTTCCCCCGAACGCAGGGTCTATGCCAAATACATAGTGAGGAGTCGGTTGTTTAACTATTGTTTTCATTGGTTTCGATCCGCAGGAAATATTCGATTAACTTTTTTTGAACCATGAACTGATTTCCATTCGTTAGCTAAATCACCAATTAACGCTCGCATAAATTGTCGGGAGGATAATCGTTTTCTTTTCAATATGCGGATAACATCTTCATCAATCGATCCTTGTGTAATCAAATCCATTAATAATAAAGGTTTTGTTTTCTTTGGATGGACAATACGATCTTCTGTTTGTGCTCTATCTTCACCGTCATATGGATTGCTGTAATAAATGGCGGTATCGGCTGCAGAACAATCCAGTCCAAATCGACCGCATTTTACTTGCATTGCTAATACTTGAACCGTATGGGATTGAAACGCTTTTACAATGGGGGGACGATCTTTTTTATCCACTTTTCCAGTAATGTATGCCACCTTAATGTTAAGTTCACTTAATCGTTGTACTGCGGCTATCAATTCTGCATTGAATCGGAACCACACCAATACTTGTTCGTTGCGTAAATCCTCTTTTAACAACCGGCACAATTCATCTAATTTTCTGGTGGAGAGATGGATCATTCCATCAGGATCAAATCCTCCTGCAATTCGGGCCAACCATGTAATCTGTGACACGACCCATTTGGTTTCTTTTCCTTCGTATTCAAATTTATCTTTAACTTGTTTATATGCTTTTGCTTGAACGGTATTCATTTCTACGATACGTTTTTGATACATTTTCTTACTACCTATATTGGCTTTATTTCTCGAGAGCCTATAGGATAACCCATGTACCTCTCTTTTAATAGCATCGATGGAACCTGATCTAGGGTGCCACTCCCACCCCCGTGCATCAGGCGTAAAATACTTATGCCGAAACATCCAAAAATTGTGAGACCCCATAAAACTGCCATGCAAAAATGCCATTTGACAGAAATAATCCATTGGACCTTCTGGATCAGGGAGTCCCGTCAGAATAGCTTTTCTTTGCACATTATTAAATGATGCCAAACAATATTTAGTGATACCAGCTTTCGGATTCCTGATTCGAGTGGATTCATCAAGAACCACTGCACCCCAATGATGGTCTTTAATTTCTTTTCCTAAAACACGTAACCCTTCATAATTAATCAAACACCATGCATTGGAGGGTGCAGATTGTAATTCTTGTAACCGCTGTTTTTTTGTTCCATACAGAAGGCGTATCCTATCCGAATTAACGCCATCTCCCTGCAGTTCATCCATCCACCCAGATAACGCTTCTACAGGAGCAACAATAAGAAATGGTCCTGTTTGACCGGATAACCATCTGATACATATTAAAGTTTTACCTAATCGCATTTCCATAAATAACGCAACGCGAGAACGTTGCTGCACATATGACAACGCCTCGCGCTGATATGGAAATAACGATTTTCGTTTAGAAAGAGTAAGAGGCACTACTACTCTTCTTCATCTTCTTCCATTGAATTGGAATCCAATGCCTCTTCTTCCTCCTCTTCATCTTCTTCCTTTATTCTCTTTTTTCTTAACGTTGCCTTGGAAACCGCTTTCTTAGGAGGTTTTTTTGATGCACGTTTGGGAGGATCGGAAGATGCCTTTTCCTTTTTAATGGGATTGCCGTCTCGATCATATTCAGCGATGGGGCGTGCAGGTGCATCATTATCGTGTTTACCTTTATTAAATGCGGATCGTACGCTGGCCACGTCTTTGTCTGTATACGATTTGGCCTTTGGAAATTCGTTTCTCCATTCTCTTGCAATCACTTTATCCGTTAGGTGATCCCTTTTGTTTCTAGCTATGGTTGTATTCTGG